ATTCAGTTTGAAAATACATTTTTTAATGACGGCAAAGTATATATAAATGGAAAAGAATCATCAGAAGAAGAAATCAAACATATATTATCACTAAAGGAGAAACAATGGAAGTAAGTAGTTGTTGTGGTGCAATACCACTTGGAGAAACCTATGAAAAGATGGGTATGTGCAGTAGCTGTTTAGAAAATACCGATTTTAATGAGGAGGATCAAGATGAAGGATAGTAGATATTACTTTTTACTTGGATTTATGACAGCTATACTGGTTGCAATGGCTATATCCTGCACTATGACACCACTTGAGGCTGGTGCAAGTGAGATCGGTACTAATGCGTATAATCCGCTGTATGTTCACGTAACAAATTGTGATTAGTTTCACCATACCAGGAAAACCGATACCACTTAAAAGAAGCCGATATTCTGCTAAAATAGGTGGTTTTTATGATCCAAGTAGCAAAGACAAGAAACAGACATGGCTACAAATAGCCAAATACAAGCCAAAAAGACCTCTTACAGGGTTTATTGATTTACAAATAACATTCTATATGCCCAGACCAAAATCTCATTATAGGACAGGCAAATATAGTCATATATTAAAAGCAAATGCACGAGCATTTCATAGCGTAAAACCTGATATTGATAATCTTGTAAAATATATGGCTGATGTTATACAAGGTAAGGATAGATTTATATTAGATGATTGCCAGATATGTGCATTAACAACAATAAAAGTTTATAGTTGGACAAATAATCCGAGGACAGAAGTAACCATTAAAGAAATTCCTTAATACATTTCTTTCATAATTACAAGTAATTATTATAAATTATTCTCTAAAATTATGGTGAATAATGGAACATAAGATAATCCAAAGGGATATTAATTCCCTGATCTTCGCAGAATACAATCCACGCCAACTTACCAAAGACCAATACCAGCACCTGAAAGATTCTATTGAAAGGTTCGGGCTGGTTGATCCAATTATAGTAAACAAGAACAAAGAACGCAAGAATATCATAGTGGGTGGCCATCAGCGTGTTAAGGTGGCAAAGGATATGGAGATAGATACTGTGCCTGTCCTGGAAATTGATCTTACATACGATAAGGAAAGAGAACTTAATATCAGGCTGAATAAGAACACAGGTGAGTGGGATTATGACAACCTGGCTAATATGTTTGAAATGGAGGAGTTGCAGGGTTGGGGGTTTACTGATAAAGACTTTTGGTTTTTAGATGAAGGAGAATTATCTAATGATGAAGATTATAGTGATAATACAGTAGATGAAAAATTAAAAAGGTTTTTAGATGCAAAGATAAAGCAAATAACAATCCCGTTTCCATCAGAAGAATTTGATATTATTGTAGAAAGGCTGGACAGGGTTATGGAAAAACTCGGTATTGAAGATTATTCACAATTAATAAAATATATTTTAGATAGTGAAGATTGTTAATTTAAAAAAACAAAAAAGTAACTTTGCCATTGGTGAAGAACCTATTAAAAGCCATTATGGGCGGGTAATAGATGAAGATGTAATATTAAAAGGTAACAATGGAATAGTATGTATTTATACAAAAATCCCAAGCACTTATTTAAGGGCTTTAAGGGTTGTTGTCAATACAACAAAGTATTCTGAAACATATAGGACAAGTGCGTTACCAACCAAATCAAGTGTATTTGGCTCACAGCCAAGAAATGCTTTGAGGAATGATTATTGTAGGCTAACAGCATGGACAACAAATGAAGTAGCTAATTTTAAGAAATTGCTTAATTTTTCTAAATATGTTTGTGAAATTTATAAAAAATATTTGCCAAAAGATTACAACAATGAATTGGCATGGGTTAATAATAATGTAGATAGTGATTATTTGTTTAATGAAACACCATATACTTCAATTAATGTAAATGTAAACCATGCAATAAAATACCATAAGGACACAGGGAATGTAAAAGGTTCTTATTCAAATATAATAATTGTAAAAAACAATATTACTGGTGGTGAACTGGTATTGCCTGAATATGGTGTGGCATTGGAACAGGCAGATGGGTATATGGCTATAATAAAGGGGCAAAGTGTAGTGCATGGTGTAATGCCAATAAAACAAAAGTCGGGAGAAAATTATTACAGAGCTTCTATTGTTTATTATACACCAAACCTAATGGGGAAGTGTTTACCTTTTAATGGTGAAGTAAAAAGATACCAAGAGGTTAGGGTAAAAAGGGCAAGGAATAGGGCTTATGGGTAGACCTAAAAAATATAACATAGACACAGAACAGGTAGAAAAGTTAGCAGGGCTTGGCTGTTCCAACACAGAAATAGCATCATTCTTTGGTGTTGGTGAGCATGTCATTAGAAAAAGTTATGCCGAATTTCTTGAAAAAGGTAGGGACAAAGGCAAAATCAGATTAAGGCAATGGCAGATGAAAGCAGCAGAAAGGGGCAATGTAGCAATGCTAATCTGGCTTGGTAAACAGATGCTTGGTCAATCAGATAAGCAGGAAATAACCACAACAGAACTACCTGAAGGCTTCAATGTTGAACTCCTTTAAACTACTACAACACCAGTTAGATTATGTGCTATCAGATGCCAAGTATCCGTTCTTGCTTGGTGGCTACGGATCAGGCAAGACTGTAGGCTTCTGTGTCTTTGCCTTGCGACAATGTGCCAAGAATCCAGGCAAACGCATACTCCTGGCAGAACCAACGTATCCGATGATCCGTGATGTATTACAGCCATGCTTTGAGGATATAGTAAGACAGCTTGGCTTTAGTTATGAATATTCAGCAACAGAAATGAAGTATCGTGTTATATGGAAGAAAGGCTGGTGTGATGTGCTTATGCGATCAGCGGAGAACTACCAACGCTGGGCAGGTCTGAATCTGGCTGCTGCTGGTATAGATGAGGCAGATCAATTAAAAGATGACAGGCCCTGGAAGATGTTGCTGTCCAGACTGCGTGATGGCAATACACTTACTGGATTCGGTAGTGGTACGCCTGAAGGATTCAAGTTTGTTTATAAGTATTGGGAAGATGATCCGAATCCAGGCTATAAGCTGGTGCGTGGAAAGACAACAGACAACACCATGCTGCCAGAGGAGTTTATACAGAGCCTGAAAGAGAACTACGATGAAACACTGCTCCGTGCTTATTTATCAGGCGAATTTGTAAATTTGCAATCAGGTGCCACTTACTACAATTTCGAGAGGATAAAAAATGTCAAAGCAAATACCTATAATCCTGCCCTACCAGTTGGAATTGGAATCGACTTCAATGTCGTGCCTTGTGCAGCTTCCTTATTTCACTACTCCGAACACAACAGCCCGAAGGTACGGGTATTCGCAGAAATTGAACTACACCATAGTGGAGGGGCAGAAGTAATGACTGAACGGATGGTGCAGGAGATTAAGTCACGTTATCCGAACAATAAATACATTGCATATCCAGATCCTGCTGGTGGATCAAGGCATACCTCCTCATTATATACTGACCATGATCTGTTAAGGCAAGGTTCGTTTGAGGTAAGGGTAAAACCTAAAGCACCAAGAGTTGTTGATAGTGTTAATGCAGTTAATAAGGCATTTGAGAAGGATATAATTATTGATCCAAGTTGTAAAGGATTAATAACTGATTTAGAGCAAACAGCCAATAAACCAGGTACTCGTGATATAGACAAAAGCGATAAAGAAAGAACGCATTTCAGCGATGGATTGAGATATTTTATTGATTTTGAGATGCCTATTACGAAGCCTATAATGGGGAGTATAGCAAGATGATACCATCAACAGCACAGTTAGCAGTAGAGATGAGCAGGATAGACTGGCAACAAGGCGAGAAAAGGAATTGGCAGAAGTCCAGAGATACGGCTTATAACTATTACAAGGGCAGGACTGAAGCATATACAGAGGCATACTTCTCCGATAGTCTGAACAAGCAGATACCATGTCCTAATATAAACATCACCAAGCGTGTTATAGATCGTATCAGCCTGGTGTATATGAAAGCACCGATCCGTGAGTATTCCAATGAGAATACGCCAGATTTCTTCTATCAGAAAGACCATAAGCTGCAAAGGGCTGAACGCCTATGCAATTTATTGGAATGTATATTGATTAAACCAACATGGAAAAATGAACGCATGGAATACTTTATTATCCGTGATTGGGAGCCGATGTTTGACGATGATCCACTAAATCCGTATGCTATCACATATCCATTGCAGGTTCGTTCACAGGTTATGGACACAACACCAGAACTATGGGCATACTGGGATTCAGAGCATCAGTTCATTTACGAGAAAGGCACAGGCAAGAAGATCATCCAGGAAGATAATCCAGAGATGATAAACTTTTACGGGATCCTGCCATTTGTTAAGTGCTACAGGGATGGGCAGCCTGAATCATCCTACTTTGATACAGATGCTTCACCAGATTTAATCGCAACAAATACTGCAATAAATGTAGCTGAATATAACAAAAAGGCGAATATTATGTTCCAATCCTTTGGTTTTGGATTTATAACAGGAAGCAACATTGAAAAGGAAAAGCTGGATATAGGACAGGATAAGTGGTCATTCCTGGGCCATGATGGATCACTTAACATGGTATCACCACCAAACAGCGTACCTGCTCTTGTTGAAAGCATAGAATCAGCATATAAGATGTTAGCACAGAACTATCACCTGTCCATATCATTTGTAGATGGAACAAGTGCTGCATCAGGTGTGGCATTACGTCTACGCAACCAGGAGCTTATGGATTCCAGGCGATCCGATGTAGAAAGGTGGAAAACTAT